GCATAAGATAATTCTATTTCAGGTTTTACAATATTAGTTTTTCCAGTAATTGTTTCATTAGCTGTAGATCTTACTTTTGTTTTTTCTGTTGCTCCAGCATTTACTTGAAGGATTGAAGTATATAATGTACAAGATGTACCATTTACACCAGAAGCGATTGTCACTTCTTTTCTATTTGCGTCATCATCAAAAGAAATATCAGCAGCAGATATATTAAGTATTGCTCCTGTATCATTTCTAATTAGTGTATAGTTTGATAAGTCTGTATCGGATAGGAAAGTTTCATTAACATTACTTAATGTCATAACGAAGTCTCCACCACCTGTAGTTGTATTAGTATTAACTCTTCTTACAGTGTGTTGAGTTTGGTCTAAAGTATCAGTTCCTGCTGATGAATCAAAACCTTTAATAGATTTCGTAAAGCCATATCCTGTTGGATATATCATTGAGTTAGATTGTGGCTCTTTTAATTGTGAACGACCAACAGTAATAGATACTCCAGTTAATGCACTATTATCTGAGTTAGCTGGTCTTTGTACTGTAGCAGATATACCACTAGCGATAGCTGTAACAAATCCTACAGTTTGACCAGAGTGTACGATTGCGTCTCCAACTTTTAATTCGTTTTGGAAAGAAGTACCGACACCAGTCATAGTAGCAGCAGATCCTCCAACTTGTGCTGGTAGTGATATAGAACCAGACACATTAATCTGTTCGGAGTCAGCAGTAGGATCTATTTCAGCATAGAAGTCTCCAGTACCTGTGACTGCTCCATTACTTGAACTTAAAATATAAGTGACATCTCTAGCAAATGATTTACCATCATTCATTACTACATTAAATAAACTTGCTTTAAATGTAGGTGAAGAATAAGAACCATTATGTAGTTGGAAACTTCTAATGAAAGCTGTACCAACTAATCCAGTATAACCTGAAACTACACCAGTTGGTGCAGTATAAGAAGAAACACCTGAACTTGCCCAAGGTGCATTAGTAGCATCAAATAAGAATACTTTTTCAAAACTATTTACAGCTGGAGCTCTTGTAACATTTCTAACGATAGCATAGTTTCCTATCGCAGTACCAACTGGTCTAGCATCTTCTCTTACTATCGAATTATTTTCACTTGTTACACCACTAACAGTAGTTGGTCTAGATTTATCAACAGTATAATAAGTTGTTTGAGTTGATTCAACTTCGAATCCTTCTACATATGCTTTTCCAGGATCTACTACAACAGCGAACTTATCTGCGTCACCATAAGTAGCATCTGAATCAAAACTAGCTGCAGTTTCTCCAGGAGATACTTGATATACTCCTGTTCCTGTACCATCATCTAAATGTTCTTTAATTGATAATTTGAATTTATTTGTTTCGTAAGAACCTGACTCGTCAAAAGTTCTTCGTGCTAAAGTTTTTTCTAACTCAGCATAACTTGCTCTTTCAACTTTTTGTTGAACGATACCATCTTTAATTCTAATCAGCTCAACAAATTTAATTGAGTCTGTTCCACCAATCGCTAGTCTTTTTAGAGCGAGTGATATTTTATATCTATGTGCTCCAGGTGCAGCAAAGTTATTTGTGCCTTGAGCATTATCGTTAAGCGAAGTATCTTCCTCTGGAGTCACAACATCTTCTGTGACTTGGAATCCTACTCTGTAAGATGGTGTGGTATCGAATCGTGATATGTATAAATGTATCTCTGAGTTTTGTACAAAGAATCCATCTATATAATAAATTCCTGCTCGTACTTCTACTCTATATGATTTACCAAGTACATCGGTTGTAGCATTATCTGTATAAGTTGTACCAACATTACCAGTATCACCGAATGATTTAATTGTGACTTTTATATCACCAACTTGGTTAGCAGTAAGTCGGAAGTTTGTAGTTGTACTATTATCAGCAGCAAGTGCAGTAATCTCTTCACCAGCAACAAACTTTTTAGTTGTTCCTGATGTACCTGAGTCCATCATAGTAAAGTGTAGCGATGGTATCGTACTATCGCCAGCAATCATACAATCACATTCGGATGTATCTTCTACTAGAGCCTTTGCTCCAGATATAGAACCAGTGATTACTTTGTCTCTAAATTGAGTTAGATAGGTTGTGACTGAATTACCATCTTGCAGGTCATTCAATTTCATGAAGTTTACTTCACTGTTCACATTTACAGATCCAGGGATAACCATACTTCCGTTTTCGAAAATATGGTTTCCAAATCTTGTGACCTGATTTTGTAGGATGGTTTGAAGAGTAGTTAGCTCTCTTGCCTGTACTGAATATCCAGGACGAAATAGTACTCGCAAGAAATCTTTACTAGTATCATAGTCATCGTAGTAAGGACTTACATTAAAATTTATTGTCATCTATCGTTTCTCTTTTACTATTATGCAAGAGTACTCCTAAGAGTACTTAGTATTACATTTCGACGATAATTTTTATATCTTCGATCTGGTCACTTGCTCTGTTAATTGGTCTTCTGTTTTCTACATACATAATATCTCCAGAGTCTGGTTGGACTTCTGGGTTATTCAAAGTAGCACTTGTGAAAGTGACACCTGATGGCGAACCAGCAGCATCATTCATAGTGACAGTTTCTGCAGACTGAAAGTTTACTCCTGTTGGATTATCAGTAGCAGTTTGAATGTACCTGATTGTAGAAGTACCTGTGTCTATAGAAATAATTCTACCGACAGCATTAGAAGTACCACCTGAGAAAGTTCTATCAACAACTAACGATCCACCAGCTAGTGAAGTGAAAGTCATAGATTTAGTAGAGCTCAGTGTAGTTGCTGAAGCAACTGTAGTTCCACCAAAGTTGAATGGATCTCTTACTAATGTAATTCTTCTGTAATCGTTATCTACTGGGAAGTCCCCTGTACCATCTGCGTACTCTAAACGAACATTCATCATAGCATAGAAAGCACCTAACTCTTCTTCAGCATTCGCACCATGTCCACCTTTTGGTGATATGATTGCAGTCGCAGCAGCAGCAGATCCGCCACCACCTGAAAAAGCGATTGTAGCAAAAGTATAACCTGAACCACCATTAGTCACAGTCACACCAGTGACAGTGTTAGTACCAGCATCATAAACTGCATCAGCAGCAGCACCTGAGCCATCACCTGTAATAGCGATAGTTGGCGCACTTGAATAAGATGTACCATTGTTAGTCACAGTGATATGTTCAATCTTACCATCAACTGCAGCTTGTTCAACTAGATATTGGTTGTAGTATGGATCGGTAGATCCTGGGTTGGTTATAATTTTTTTAACAGGAATAAAGTCTGTAGATACAAACTTTAAAACATCTGCTGGTGATACAGTGTACATATATTTCCATCTGTAAGAGTCAGCAGTACTGATAATTGTAGTACCAGTTCCTGTTGGTTTGGTAGTGCTTTGTCCACCATTATTGTTATCTATGCATTTGTAGACATTATATTCGTCTGTAACAACAAAGAAGTTAGCATTGAAAAGAGTGGCAGGTGTCGTACCTGCTCCACTATCAATGTTTACTCCAGCTGTCACACCATTATAATTATCTTTGTAAATGTCATAGTATTTACCAGAGGTCCAGTTTCGTCTAGGAATCGCTAGAGTGACATCAGATGATTGAACTCTTTTCAGAGCAATCATGTCATCCCAACGATAATACTCGCCAGAGACTGTATCCTTTGGAGTATCTGGAGAGTTGTCGTCCGTCCATCCTTGTGGTCGACCTATCCCCAAATAAATGTTCGTCGCAGCAGATTCGGAAAAACCTTCCTGAAACGATTGCGCATTATGAATGCGAAATTTACTTGTTATAATTGCAGCCATGGCTGTGTTCTCCTGGATTAAATTTAGTTTATGTTAATAAATCCCACTTCAAGTTCGACGAATCGAAACTGTAAGCAGTTGAATCAAATTCTACACTGTCTGCATCAAAGGTGAATGCGATATCATCAAATGTAAATGCAGGATCCTGTGTAGAGAATCTTAAACCTGATGCTGGTTGTTTAAATATACCAATCTCAGATTCGATCGCATAAGAAACTTGTGTATATGGACTATTTATAATAGATGCAACTGTGACTTCAGCAAAATCTTTAATTTGACTGTTTCCATATTGAGAATAATATCCTGAGTTCGGATCTGGATATGTCAATCGAGGATCATCGTCTAGTCCATTAGTAGTAAAGGCTGGTGTTCCAGTACTATTTGAATATTTAGTACCTGCTAGAGAGGGTTTAAATGTAAACTTATATCTTTCAAGATCTATTAAATTAAATCCAGCTCTTCTTACTGAACCATCAAATGGTTGTGAACTCCTTAGTGGTAAGTTGACTATCGGATTTCTAGCAGGTTTTTGTAAATCGTAAGCAGTTCTATTAGCTATTTCTATTCTCTCATCATGCTCAACAGCTAGAGGAGAGAGTTCTAATAGGTTTACTTCTGCTGGAGTTAAGTTAGGGAACTCTATCTCACTAACAAAGTCAGAAGTTTGTATTCTTAAATTAAGAACAGTATCAACTAATGCTTCTAAGTTAATACTAAAAATTTGTTTCGGTAAATCTGGTCTATGTTCTGCTGCAGTATTAGGTCTGTATGAACCAATCGCTTTTAGTTTACCATCTATCATAACTTGCAGCAATAAGTCAACTAGATATCTTTTCTTTTCTGTATCATTTATATCGCCCATCAATGATGCTAGGATTGTTTGTATCTGTACTTCTCCAAATAATGCTAGACCGATAGGGTGTAATAATTTTTTAACAGCATCTTTATATTGGTCGATTGATTGACCGACCTGTACAACATATGAGAAGTCTTGATAGAATCTAGAGTCTTGTATTTTTTTAGAGGACTCTGAAACGAACCCATCAGCATTTAAGTACCCACCCAAGCCAGTACCAGTAGCACCAACTGATGTTGTAATGTTAGGATAATTAATATCTACAATCTTACCACTACCACCTGATGATGAAGTCACAGTATTATTATCTGCGAAGAAACCTGAAGACTCTTGAACGAAAGTATCTCTAGTTTCTGTAGTCATTCTACCAGAGCCATCTTCAAGTGCGAATGGTAAAAATACATTCGGGTTATCTACTTTTAATAATTGTTTATTAGGATCGAATATATTTACACTACCTGTACAAACTTGTTGATTTTCTACTAACATCTTATCGCCATCTTCTAAAATTAATCCACCTGATAAATCTTCAGTAGAAAAAGTCTGTGCTGTTAATGTGACAGTATCACCTGCGTTAAATGAACCAGTGACATTTTGTAGAATAGCAATAGCTGGTACAGAAGCGATAGGTGGAACTTTATAGTCAATACCAAATCTAGATAACTCTATCTTTCTTAACTTACCAATCGTTGTTGAAGTAGCAACAACTTTACCACCAGCTCTGTTTCCACTAGTTGGTAGTGTAAGAGTTGGTAGTCTGTCATAGAAAGCACCACCTGTTAAAACTGCTATCGATTTAATTGCTCCTTCATCTGGTGCTTCTTGTAAGTCGATATCAAAATCATTTTCTTGTAGTAGTGTTCCACCACCACCTGCGTTTCCTGACTCTAGTGATACTGAGTCTCTATCAATATTAGTAATAGAAGCACGAGCAGATAATTGTGCGTTAGATCCAGGTCCACCTGTTCCTGTATTGTTAAAAATTATTTCATCATTAATTTTATATCCTTGTCCTGGAGTTTCAATCGTGACACCTGTAATAGAACCAGAATCAATCTCAGTTATCTCTCCTCTAGCTTCACTACCTGTAGGAGATACGATTGTAATTAAATCTCCAATATCGTAATACGATCCTCCTTCAGTTATATTAAAGCCAGTAATAATTGAAACGACTGTAGCATTAATAGTATTACCAGTTGATGGTGCAGTTGCTGTTATAGTTCTAACTGTGACTTCATCCTCTGCTAAAAATCCTGGAGCAATAATAGACTCATCGTCCATAGTTAAGTCAGTGACAGTCTTAGTTCCTATCTGAGTTGATACTGCGTTCTCAACGAAACCTGTAATAGTTCTAAATGTTCCATCACCGACTGGTTGGGTTTGAGATATAGTAGCACCGACTAATTCTAAAGGTGAACCACCAGTAGCACTAGTTATACGAATGACTGTGTTGGCTGACCAAGTTCCAGATGATGGTCGTAGTAATGCTGTCTTTGGAAAAAATAATTCTGCGTCTTCATTAAATAGAATACGAAATAAAAACTTATAAGATTGTTCTGTACCTTTAGATCTATAGATATCCTGGATCCTCTTGGCCAACAACCTCTTGTCAGTAAGGACTCCTTCAGGTATAGGTTGCATAATATCATTTTTAAAATGCTCAATAAACATATCAACTGTTGTATCAATGTCACGAATGTTTTCTAATTGAGATTGTGGCAAGTAAGTGCCTTGCATCCATTCATAGTATGCTTCTAAGAACTGTTTAAAATTATTAGACTCGTCTGTTATAAAATCAGGTATCTGATTTCCAACGACAGTTGAGACTTTTGCTTTTACAGAACTTGGCATTTATTTTTTACCTTACTTGCGTGTGAACATAATCAGCTGATGAAGTAGATTCACCAGAAGCGACTTTATCAGCTATCGCTGTTACAATTATATCTTCGTTCGCTATACTTGCTAATTGATTTCTTACTGATACTACATCATAAGAAGCTGGTTCAATTAAAATATTGACCTTACCACTTGCTAATGTTGTACCACTAATTGATAAATTTGTTAATTCTATTTTTCCTGTAGTATAATTTACAGTACCTACAGTTGATGCACTATAAACTTTTTCGTTTCCTGTTGTAAAGTAGTAAGTGTAAATATTTCCAAGGGCATCATCCTCTAAAAAGAAAACTAAATTTGAGCCACTTAGAGTAAACCCAGTAGAAGATATTGCTACATATGCTCTTAATGACTTTGCGTCATTATAGATTGGGTTATTAACTGGTAGTGTATAAGTTGTTGCTACATTTAATGTAGGAGTTAAAACTTTTTTAAGATTAATTTGTGTAGAGTTAGAAACTACAGAACTATCACTCGCATCTATCTCTTTACTTAATGCTGAGAATCTAAATACTGAATCGAATTTATTTAAGTTTGCTGTATTAAAGTTTTGTACAACTGCACTTACTTGTGATGAGATAGTAGATGGTGCTTTACTTGTTGCGTTCTGATTAAAATATACTTTACAATCTACTTGTATGTTTAAATCATCTGGGTCTACAATCTCAGGTATAACTGATACAAGGTTTTTAGATTTAATAATGTTATTTGTAATATTTAATTTTGTAGATTCAGTAAGAGTAGTTCCTGACTTTGGCTTAATAGAAATATATGCCTTACCATAAACTGGTGGATCGTTTTCTTCTCCACCCCAAACTGATATAGCATCTACATTATCGTAGAGTTGTGGTAGTATAACTTTGTAATCATCTGCAGTCACTGCTCTATTCTGTGCTGCGAAACTTTTAGGTGCATTAAATTTAATTGAGTCAATACTTTCTTGGTCTGCTCCACCACTAGCAGCAGAAGTAGTTGTAATGTTTATAGTTGCCGAACCTAGACTTCCTCCAGTGTATGTAAATAACTTAGCACCATTGGCAGCAGTTAATGATGATACACAATAATCTAGTTTAACAGTAGCACCATTCGGTGGTTGAAAACCTACAGCACCATCACCAAACTCTATTTCATATAAACCATCTTCAACTTCTTTCGTAAAGAATACTCTTGACTGTGTTCCAGCATTTACAATATTATCAACTAGAGTATAACCTAAGAACGATGCGTTGTTTGGATCTTCTTGTACTTGAACTCCTAGTGTAGTCATGTCTGCGTTTTTATTCGCAACCAAGTACCTAGTGCTTGAAGCAACTGTGTAAGAGTTAGTGACCATGCTTCCTTCAGTAAGTGGTACTGAAGCAAATGTATAAGTGTTAGTTGAAGATCTACTTTCTGTTATCGCAGCAGTAGTTTGAAAAGTATAAGCAGTGCCATCAATCGTTGAACTGAATGTAGATGCTTTTGGTAAAGTTAGTGTATCAGGATTCCCTGAAACATTTGATACTACAACTTGAATAGTAGCAGTTGGACATATAGCAGACTTCGGAGTATAACCTAACATCTTTCCTATACTAACAACTGACTCTCTTTTAGCAGCAGAGTCTAAGAACATCTCGTTTACTGACATGTTATGATAGAGTGCGTTGTAGTGTGTATTGTATGCGAGCAAATCTAGAAGAACAGATATACCTGCTCCTTCAAAATCAAAATCAGTAAACTGTGATTGACCTTGTAGGTAATTTTTTAAATTTGATTTAATACCATCAAAGTCTAATTCAGCAACTTTGATTCTTCTATTTTGATCTGCCATCTTTAATCCTTATTTTCCTTGACCTCTATATTTCTTATAGGATCTTCGTTTATGTTTATTCATGGTACTAGTTCCTATCTTGACTTTCCTACCACGACCACCTTGTCCTTGACTAGTGGATTTCTTTGTAGCTACATGCCCTACAAAGCTCTTTGCCATTTTCGCCATTATATAATTCTCCTAAAAAATTATCTAGTTCGTTCTAATATTAAATTAACATCTATCGGAGTAAATGTATTAATTACTTTAAATCGTATTCTCACATCTACTGCAGTATCATCTAATCTATACTGAATATCAACACCAATTAAATCTACTCTTGGTTCGAAATTTATAATTGTATCTTCGATAGTCTTACGAAGTATCTCTTTCGTCATAGGTGTAGCTGGTTCAAATAATAATGAACGAAGCGAACTCCCTATTTCAGAATGAAAAGGTCTTTCGAAGTTTTGAGTAAGCACCAAGTTCTTTACTGCTTGCTTTATAGCATTCTCATCATATTTAAAACCTACATCTCCAGTCACTGGGTGAGGAGTGAAGTTTAAATCCAGGTCTGAAAATTTTCTAGTATTACTTGGCATACAACTATTTAGTTATCATTTAATCAGAAGCTGTGCCTGGAAGTGTAGTTGCCCATAAATTAGTTCCTTGAGCATTGCTCGCAAAGGTATTCGTAGCTGGAGCATACATTTTAAA